CCTATTACGGTGCCATCTCTGTTACGATCTGAATTGGACATGATCTTATTACGGTAGCCAGAGGCGCTTTTAGCCTTGCCCGTCATCCAATTGCCTATTTCTTGATTTGTGTAATTCTTTGCCATAATTGTATTTATTTCACTTGACAACCACTTGACATGACTATATAATGGCTATGTCCTGTATGAATGAATACTCTTATTTAATACCTAATTCTTTCTCTGTGATAAGCTTGAACTGCCATCCTCTGTCTAAACAGTATTCTTCAGCAGCTTTCCACTTAGCTTGATTCTTACCCCATGTAGTTACCTCAGTAATGTACTGTTTGGTAATACGCTTCTTCTTCTTGGGTTCAGTTGTTTCTTTCTTTGGTTTGACTTCCAATAGCTGTTCTACCACTCTGCCATCTTTATCATAGGCTTTCACATAGAAATCAGGGAAATACCTATGGTATCTGTTATCTAATGGCGATATATATGGTATAGCTATTTCCTCAGATGACCACTGAATTACCGATTTATTCTCATCCAAATAAACCATAAGCTTTCGTTCCCATAATGAACGGTATATGATTCCCGTTGGGTTACCTTTATATTTTTCCGGGTGCTTTGGGCTAAATCTGCCCTTATAAGTTTTCATATAAATATATAGAAAACAATTCCACAAAGGTAATTCAATGTCACTCCTAGACGATTTGCAGGGCTTATACGAAGATATTACAGGTGCACCTCAGAACATTGCATCGGTTATCGATAATTCAGTTACAAGAGTGGGCGACTTATTTGGTTATAATATTGATGACAATACTCTTGGTCAATCTGAATATGATTTTAGATACCGTGTATTTCCATCTGATTTAGCTAATGATTATGTTGGTCATTATATAGTGATAAACATAAACGTGCCAGTATTTGCCCGTAATGGTGCAGCCAGAACATCATATGGCGGTGCTCAATTTGGTCAGAATATAATGCAAAATGAATATTCAAAGGTCGACACTTTGCGCTTTGGTAATTCGGTAGATGTTGGCGGTACCAGTCCAATCACTGGTTATGGTGCATTAAAAAAAGAACCATTGTCTATCCCAAGATATACTCGCCGTATTAAAGAATCCATCGCATTATTCATGCCTAATCCAGTAATATTCAATACAACAAATGAATATCAGGAAATCAGCTTGACTGGTATGGCTGGTGGACTATTATCAAGTGCTGCTGGTATTGCTGGTGAATTTATTGGTGGTCGTGCTGGTGGAAGACGTGGTGCTGAAGCGGGTAGTGGTCTTGGATCATTAGTTAGTTCTACTTTGAATGGCTTGGGTAGTGTGTCGAGCATGGTGGGTTATCCAATTAATCCGCGCGTCGAAGTATTATTCTCTAAGACTAATTTACGCCAGTTCGTTCTTGAATTTTTAATGGCACCAAGGAATGAACAAGAGTCCGAAAATATGAAAGCCATTGTTCGTACCCTTAGATATCACTCTGCACCAGAGTTGGATTCAACCACAGCTGGTTTCACATGGATTCCACCTGCTGAATTTGATATTACTTTCTTTGATAAGGGCAAAGAAAATACCAATATTCCAAGAATTAATACCTGCGTTCTGGATCGTATCGAGGTAGACTATGCACCAACAGGTGTTTATTCTACATTCTCTAATGGGCATCCAGTAGCAGCCAGACTTAGCTTAGGTATGAGAGAAATTGAAGTTGTCCACAAGCGCCGCGTTCTCCAAGGATTCTAAGAATGAGTAGTTTTTTTGATAAATTCCCAATAATTCGTTATAATATCTCTGGTGTTAAATATTCAAGTTTTCAGTCTATTCGAAACCTTTTATTCCGTACCGCTGTTATTCGTGAAGCTCTAAGCAATTCCTCATCATATATTCGCTATATTATTCGTGACGGCGATACACCAGAAATACTGGCATCCAAGATATATGGTGATCCACAAGCCCATTGGATGATATTATATGCCAATGATATAGTGGATGCCCAATATGACTGGCCAATGACTTCGACTGTTTTCCCTAAGTATATGGCAGATAAGTATCGCAGTATGGCGGAAGCAGATCGTGGCACAACTCTAGAAGATTATGAGGTGGTCGCATGGACTCAGGATACCACCAATATACCATCTTATCACCATTATGAGAAGGTAATTAGACGAGAAAATCAGGCAGAACAAACTACCGAGGAAACCAGGTTCATTATCAATAAATCAAAGCTTACCGATAATGAGCTGGATGTACCATTTGATTATTACGATAATTTGGCAGAAGTCCAAGACGTTACTCCAGTTAATCTAACAATAGATGGACAGACAGTGATTGAGACAAAATACCGTAACGCTGTTACCTATTATGATTATGAGAATGAATTAAACGAAGCAAAGCGCACCATTCGAATAATCAAGAAAGAATACTACACTCAAATGAATACAGAGTTTGGTATTCTCACAAATAAAAACACACCAATATTCATGAGACGAGTTGTATAAAGCATGGTAAATATTAATACTCCAACACTGGGTGAATCAAAGGTCGAGTTTACAGTAGGTTTTGGTGGTGTAGACGAGAATAATATCAGAGAAATCACTATTCGTGAGATTACACTGGGAGAAAGCTTATTGACTCCCGGTCTCCAAACATCAATATTAGTAGATAGCTTTCTCCATGCATCGCCAGATGGTAATGGTGAAGTTGGACCACCAAAGAATTTCGATGATTTCAAGAATAAAATAATGGATATTCGAATCGAGAGAGAAATTCTCAAGGACTTTGGCATGGATTCAATCCTGGATGTATCTCAAAGAATATACCGTATAGATAGACGCGACCAGCGTCCTGATTCCAGTGGTGCTAAATCATTAAATAATAGTAACGAACAATTCCGTATTCATGCCTGTGATGACAGTCTATTAAATGATGCCAGAAGCTTGGTGTCTCAGTCATGGAAATGTACTGCACCATCCGATATTGTCTCTCAAATATTACAAGGTTGTGCTGGTGTTCAAAATCTAGATGTAGAATCCTGCACACCAATGCGAGATTATGTTGCCGAGAATATTCACCCATTTCAGGTGGTAACACAACAGGCTAATGCTGCTCTGGCTGCTGGTAATGACCCATCGTTTGTTCATTATATGACATATGAAAACCTTGGCACACACCATTTTAGATCGATTTATTCACTTACCAAAGAAGCACCGCCTATTCCTGATCCATTTGTATTTTCTGAGACAGGTTCTGCATCTGGCTATGGTAATCCATACAGTATTATGACCTATAATTTCCCATGTGATTTTGATTTATTGTCTGATATTCTCAATGGTATTGATACAGATGGTAGCTTTATTAGCTCAATGGTAAGTTCAAATCCAATGGCTGGTACTCACAGTTTATTTGGTAATCAGGCTGCTATGTGTGGACTAGGTGGTGGTAATATGAATTTGGGCAAGTCTAATTATAATACAGAAAAAGACCAAGACCAATGCGCCTCTGAAATAGAGAAATACCTATTAAAAAGACAGGCAAGAATGTCATTACTAGAACAAGACAAAATAGCTCTATCTCTCACAGTACCATGGAATCCAATGCTTCATGCTGGTAAGATGATTGACGTTGAATTCCCTAGAAAAGGCGTCGAAGGCGGCAGCGGTCCAGATAAATTATTATATGGTTCTGGTAGATATTTAATCGTTAATTTAAAACACTCGCTTAAGAGCGGTGGTTTCTCTACAACAAATATGGAATGTGTGGCACAGACAGCAGGACAGGGAATAGTATAATATGAGTAGACCAAGAGATCCGACACAAGAAAATAATATGCTAGTTGGTATTGTTGTTGGTGGCCATGATAAAGATCCAGCACCAAATCAAAATGGCGTTAGAATATATTGTCCACAAATACATGGTAATAATGTAAAGAAAGAAGACCTAGGTTTTTCACCTATGATTATGCCATCAAGTCAGGGTGGTGCTACATCATTTAATGGTGTGCCAGATCCTGGTCAGCATATGCTTTGCATGAAGAGTGGGCCACCTGGTGATTCCACATTAATCGTTGTTGGTTCAATACCAGTAAATAGACAAGATGGTGGCCAACCAGGTAATAAGAATTTAAATACCTTTTTAAAAGCTTTGACTGATGCTTTTGGTACCGAATTAAATGTTGAGACGCCACCAAATATCAAAGAAACAACATCTGGTGGTACTCGAATTCGTCAGATAAATGAAAAGGGTCAGAAGCATAAGCATGACCTATTAAAAGGACTTGCATCTCATGGTGCAGCATATAATCTAGCCGGTACACCACTCAAGCAATTGAATAATGTATCCACTGCTACTCAGGCATTCTCTAATATTCTGACTGGTTCTATGCTTTCCGCATTACCTGGTACCAATTTCTCGGTAGGTAATATTTTATCATCGCTTACTTCATCCGTAGCTGACGAATTATTATCCTCATTAAAACCTGAATTAGCTCAGGGTATGCAGAATATGTTTAGTCTAATGCAGTCGGTAGAGGTATCAGAGGGCGGTGGATTCTCTACAGCAGGCAGTGTGGATCCAACTACATACTTGGATAATGCTGTATCACTATTAAAAGGCAATCAGTCTCTTGGTGAGGTAATGTCTAATCTCCAGAGACTGCAATCCGATACATCATTATTTGGTCTGGATAAATTAGCTGGTGCTTCATTTGAAATACCTACTGCATTTGGTAATATTTCAATGAATTTATCTCCTGCTGGTGTAATTGAGATGGTAACACCTGAGCCAGTACAGAAAGCAATAGAGGTGCTCGGTGGTCTAATGTCTTCTGGCGCTGGTTTTCCTGGTGCATCTCTAGAGAATATGTTTGG